ATTCCACCCGCCATGCCGAGCGGCCCGCCCAGAAAAGCGTCCAGACCGATGGCCGAGTCATCGAGCAGCTCGTCCGAGGCCCGGGTATAACCGATGAGCTTGTGAGCCACCAGACTGATTTGGCGGAATTTCGGGTCCGACTGGGTCTTGAGGCCACCCTCTTCCGCCCAGTAGAACTGCATCCCACCGAACCAATGGGGCTGGCCCGCGGTCGTGCCGGTCTGATCAAGGATCGGCATGTCGATCTGGCGCCGGCGCATCGGGATGACCGTGGCGCCACCGGCGCGTGCCAAACTGTTTTCGGCCACGACGGACATCATGGTCGTGCTTTGTTCCGTCGGAACCAGGAAGCCGCCAAACTGGCCGACCCCCTCCTGCATCGTGGTCTTCGCGCTCTTGGGCTCGTCATCCTCGAAGGCGACCAGCCGCTTGTCGGGCGTACCCTTTGTGGCCAGCGCCACGCAGTACAGGAACTCGCCCCAGTTCGTGAACGCCTTCGAGCCGGCATTCAGTCCCTTGTCGGCAATTTCCCTGGCCTCAACCGCGATCGCACCGTCGAGTTCCGCGGCAGCAGTGAGGATGTTCTTCATCTGTACCGCATCCGCCTTCAGGGCGGCTGCCTCGGCCAGGATGCCCTGGACCTTGGCCTTGTCCTCGGCCGTCGCGTCCTTGTTCTCAAGGATCGACCGGGCCTGCGCGTAGAGCGCCTTGCTGCGCTCTACCTTTTCCTTCAGATCCATCGTACCCTCCCAGCGACGTTCAGTCGCGTAAGTGTGACCTACTCCTCGAGCAGGTCCAACTCCGCGGCCCCTACCTCTGCCAAGTGCAGCAGGTCCTCGTCGGTGGGTGGCTTGTCGCCGGCCCGGCCGGCCCCGGACTTCGGGGGTGCGGTCTTCGTCCTTTTCATTATATCACGCTTCGTGTCGTCCATCTCGGTTTCGGCGTCCTGGTGCTCGTCCGTCATGCCCATATCCACGCCCGCGTCCGCGAGCGCTTCGTGCAGGGCTGACATGGCCGCCATGATCCGGTCCACGTTCCGTTGGGCCAGCACGCGCCCCGCCTTCAGCGCCTTGTGCTCGGTCAGCTCGTGCAGGCCGAGGAACTCGACGATGTCGGCGATGTCCAGGTCCGGCCGCGTGTCGGACACCGGTTCAACGACCTTGGTTTCGCCCTTCGGCGTGAACGCCATCGTCCCGTACTCGCCCATCGCCGTGTCGGGCTGGGTCTCGGCCGGGAGAGGCTGGAACTCGTACGTCCCCTCCACCCACTGGTCGCGGGGTGCGAACGTCACCAGTCCGTCCTGCTGGGTGAACGGCACCTTGTAGCACACTGGACCGAACTCGACGATGCAGAAGCCGAGGTCGAGGTAGGTCGCCCGGACCCACGGAGCGTACTGCGGCTGCACCGCCGTTGGGTCTCCAAAGACCGCCGTGAACTCGGCCTGAACATCGTTGGCCACCTCTTCGATGGACTCGTTCTTCGTTTCGGTGTCCACGTGCACCGCCGCCAACTTGTCCACGTTCGCGTGGAGTGCCGCGATCTGGGCGTTGGCATCCTCCTCGGTGTCGTGCGTTCCGAGAGCCTCACCCGTGCGGTTCCCGTCGGCGTCCACCTTGTACACGCCCCACTTGTCGCCAACCTTGAACACGTCCCAAGGCTTGGCTTCGTGGTCGGACTTCGTACCCAGCACGGCCGTCTCGGTGTTCATGCCCCACAGCACGGGGGACACCTCCCACAGCCGTACCGTCTTCAGGTTGCGGGCCGTAACCGTGTGGCCGTTCTTGTCCTTGACCTTGGAGTAGTCCACGTCGAGGGCATCGTACGTGTACGACCACTCGTCGATGCCGCCCTCCCGGATGCGAACGAAGGCGCCCTTGCCCTCCGGCGTATCGAGGAAGAACTGGATGGACCCCATGAGCCCGCCGGTCGCCTCTGGGCTCTTGGCCCGAACCGCCTCGGGCAGTCCGGCGCGATCCACCTCCCAAAGTTTGACTGGCTTGCCCAGGACGCGCATGATGCTGTCCTGGAGGTGATTGTCGCAAACACGGATCTTCCCGGCCCGCTCGCTAATCGTCTTGACAAAGGAACCGGGGTGAGAGATGTCGCTCCCCTCGTCGAGGATCCCGAACACCGTGATGAGGCCGTCAACGATGCCTTGATCCTCGTCGATCCGTACCTTGGTAAACTGTACAGATTTTGTCTCGTGCTTCATGTTGCCCTCCGGCCAATCAATTGTATCACTATTCGGTCGCCTCGCCGGGCAGGACCGGCAGGACCGTGCACCGACAGTTGATCGAGTTTCCTGGACTGCCCGCAGGATCGCCCGGATAGTCCATCTCCTCGTCGTCCACGATGAATGGCTCGTCGATCGCAACCACCTGGCCGTTGGCCTCCCAGTGCGCCTCCCGCACGCGTTCGTCGGGGGTGGCCAGCCACTCCTTCTGTTCGACGCCCCACTCGGACATCTGCTCCGTGGCGCCAAAGTTCTCCGCCCGCATCGTCTCCGTCCGGGCGATCGCCTCCGCCCGGTAGGGCACCATGCGGTCCTCGAACCAGGCCAGGTCCTCCGGCTCCACGTCTCCGTACGCCATCTGTCGGAAGACCTCCTCGAGGTGACCTGCCATCGCATCAATGGACCAGCCTTCGTCCACCCCCATGGCGATGACCTCCTCGACAAGGTCCGCCGTGGTGCCGTTGACGGGACTGGCGAACTCCAGGGCGTACTCCGTAAACCACTCCTGCGCCCCGATGTTCGGCACGTCGAACCGGAAACCGAACTCGTCCCGCATGGTGTTGACGCCGTCCGTCATCACCCCCTCCAGCACAGGCAGGAACTGTTCCCGCCAGTTGGCGCCGGCCTGGGTGCGGAGGTAGTCCCGCGTCGCCTCGCTGTACTTCCGCCAATCGATACTCTGCTTGTTCCGCAGGGCGGACTTGTGTGCCTCCCCGAGCAGAACCAGCAGTTCCCGCTTGTCTATTTCAAGTGCGGTGCGGGTCGCCGCCAGGGCGTCGGACTCGTACTGCCGGGCGATGCGATCGACCTTCTTCCAGTACAGGAGCTTAGCGTCAGAGAAAACATGGACTTCGGTACGTTTGGGCCCGCCCTCGTCGCGCTCCTGGTCCTCGGAGTACTTGCGCCCCCGGGGAGCGAACCCCGGGAGGAAACGCTTGGCGGCATGACGACGCTTCGCAAAGATGGGCATGTCTCAGCGCTCCTTGGGCACATTCATAGGATATCCATCGCTACGAGGAGTTCGGCCTCTTCCTCGTCCGTCTCTACGACAGCCGGCTGCTTTACCACCTTCACCGGGGGCTCGGCGTAGTACGGGTAACGCCCGGTATGCTTCTTCTTCACAACCCCGGTCCCACCGGTTGCAGACTGCGTGTCAATCGCGCTGGCCACTTCCGTGATGCTGACTTCATAGATGGTTCCACCACCCCCAGGTGTGATGGTCGCATCCTGTGTGTCGGCTGCCGCCGCCGCCTCCCCAACCGAAACCAATGTGATCAGCGCCCAGTCCTGGACATCCAGCGCCACCCCCGCTTCGATGACGGCCGCCTCTTGCGTCAGCACGGCGCTCTGGGTCTCGGCCGCAGCACCAGCCTCAGCGATGGCGGCTTCCTGGCTGACGGTCGCGCTGGGCGCGTCCGATGCCGCCTCCACCTCGACTATCGCCGCCTCTTGGGTCAAGGTCGCGCTGGGCGCGTCCGATGCCGCCTCCACCTCGACTATCGCCGCCTCTTGGGTCAAGGTCGCGCTGGGCGTATCGGCCGCCGCACCAGCCTCGGAAACGTCACCGACCTGAATCAGCAGGGCAATCGGCGCATCGGTCGCGGAGACGGCCTCGCTAACGCCGTCCTCGAACAAGAGGCTGGCTGATTGCGCGTCCGCCGCCGCCGCGGGCTCCGCAACGTCGGCTAGAGTAGTCAGAAGCGCGGTCGGGCTATCCGCTGCTGCCCCTGCCTCGGCCACCGCCGCCGAATAAATCGACCCCGCGGCATCCTGCGAGTCCGCAGCCGCCCCCGCCTCGGTTACGCCTGCCAGCGTAGTCAACACGGCGGACGGTGCATCGGCGGCGCTGGCAGCTTCCGTTACGTCGGCATCAATCCCCGAGGTATATTCGATGTGGAGCTTGGCGGCAAGAGCGGTGTTGTAGTCATAAGTTCTGATGGCGAGGTCTCTTGTCGAGCTTGCAGTATGTTGTTCATAGATCATCACCATCGCGTTTCCGGTCGCCCATGAACCTTGGTCAATCAGCTCCTGGACAATCGCGGATAAATCAGCGCCGTTCGTTGGGTCTCCAGCGGCGGCACCCCATTCGTAGGCAACATCAGTACCAGATGCAAACAGATTGGTCGAATTCCACTGAACGGTAGCAGTCGTTCGATTACGAGCGTTGATGTCGTTGGCACTCGCTGTGAAGGTTCCTGGATTGGGGGCGAGTTCACCCCGAATTTGATGCTGGGGTTCGTCAAGGGTGTCATCCACGATCGTGACTTCGACCGTCGCTAAGTCAATGGTCTCCGTCCCATCTAGTGCTATCGTTGTCCAGCGGAGCCCGACGTGCTCTGTTGTGGCGTCAACCAA